ATTATATGAACTTGACCCTAATGCTACTGCTTCTGCTGCCCTACCTACTGCTCTATTTACTCATCCTAATGCTAGTTGGGTATGGTCTAGTATCTCTGAAGGACCACAGGCTATCTATGTATCAGGTTATGATCCTAACGGTACATCATCATCTGTCTTTAAGATTGCCTTAGATGCTACAACTCCTAACACTTTAGGTTTTCCTACACTAGAGACACCTACAGTTATTATTGATATGCCACAAGGTGAGCGCATCAATGACTTTGATGTATACCTTGGTGCCTATGCAATCCTTGCAACTAGCCTAGGTTTTAGAGTAGGTATCTCTGATGCAACTGGAGATATCCAGTATGGGCCACTGCTCTTTAGAGATGCACCCTGCAACGCTATTGCTTTTAGAGATAGCTATGCCTACATTGCAACCCTTGTAGATGGTACGGCAGGGCTAGTTCGCGTGGATTTATCTACTACTGTTCTAACAAATAGCCTTTTCTTTCCTTGGGCTTGGGACCTCATAGCAACTGGTACTACTACCACTGCATCTCAGGTTGCCTTCTTTGGCAACTCAGATAGAGCAGCATTTACTAATGGTAATAACACCTGGGCAGAGTCTACAACCAGCCTAGTAGCAAGTGGTTACTTGCGTACTGGTTACATTCGATACAACACATTAGAGACAAAAATCTTTAAGTTGATGCAAGCTCGTGTAGATACCACAAATGGTGGCGTTACTATCCAATCAGTAGATGCCGCTAATACTTTCTACACTATCGGTGTCTTTGGTCAAGAGTCTGCAGTACCTCAGATTAACATTAACTATCCACAAACTGCCCAAGAATATCTTGGATTCCAATTTACTTTATCTCGCTCAACAACTGATGTAAGTAAGGGGCCACTCTTTACTGGCTACCAGATTCGTTCATTGCCTGCGACACCACGTCAAAGACTTATCCAATATCCAATGTCTTGCTTTGACCACGAGACAGACCACTTCGGAGTTGAGGTTGGCTTTGAAGGTGCAGCCTATGATCGCTTGTCACAACTAGAGTTAATAGAAAACAATGGTGACACCATTCAGATTCAAGACTTTAGAACTGGTGAGTCATACCTTGGCATCATTGAAGAAATGGATTTCAGAAACAACACACCATCAGATAAACGATTCTCCGGCTACGGTGGCTTGCTCTTAGTAACAATTAGGACGGTCTAATGCAGGCACAAGACTACGCAACAGTAGCTGTTGCAGTAATGACAATCGTTGGCGGCTTTGTTGGCGCAGTGCGCTGGTTAGTAAAGCATTACCTCAATGAACTCAAGCCTAATAGTGGGTCAAGTCTTAAAGATTCGGTAAATAGATTGGAGCGACAGGTTGAAGAAATTTATCGCATCCTTCTTTCTCGCAATAACTCTTAGCGGTTGCGGCTACCAAGGTTGGGTTCGTTATCCTTGTCAATCTTACGAGAACTGGGATAAACCAGAATGTAACCCGCCTCAATGTATTTCAACAGGAACTTGCACTGAAAATTTAATCCCGGAAGGTACGCTTAATGGCTAGACAAAGGTTTACTAACGAGCAATTAAAGGCTCGACTGATTGTATTTATCGGAGTAATCCTAGCACTAGTATTTTTAGGTTCAGTATTTGGAATCCTTTGGGCTTTGATATTTGTAACTCAACCGTTAGGTGAGCAAGCTCCTAACGATAGGGCTTTTATTGAACTGCTTACAACGCTGACTGTGTTTCTTACAGGAAGTCTAGGAGCAGTGCTTGCAAGTAATGGACTCAAAGACAAGAATAAGGATGATAATGGGACAGCGTAATCAATTTCTAATGGCTGCTCGTGCTGAGATTGGCACAATAGAGGGTCCAAAGGATAATGAAACAAAGTATGGAGCATTTACCAAGGCAAACTTTAAGCCTTGGTGTGGTTCATTTGTTATGTGGTGTGCCAACGAAGTTGGCTTAAAGATTCCTAACGTAGTCTCTACTACTGATGGAGCACAGAAGTTTCAGGGAACTGGGCGTTGGGCTAACGCAGAAACTGCTAAGCCTGCACCTGGTGATCTGGCCTTCTTTGATTTCGCAGAGGGTGGAAACCCTATTGACCACGTTGGAATTGTTGTCAGAGATAATGGCGATGGAACCATTGTCACTATCGAAGGCAATACATCAGGTGATAAAAAGAAATCTACCAGTGAACGTAACGGTGGAGAAGTAGTCCAGAAGGTTAGGGCTTATCGCACTGATAACAAAAAGGGACTGAAGCTATTTATTGTTGGCTTCGGTAGTCCAAAGTTCAAAGACTAGGAGAACAAGTGAACAAAGAGAAGTTAATCGCTATCGCAGGAACTTACCTACGTGCAGGAATTGCGTCAGTAATTGCGCTATGGCTTGCAGGTGTGACAGACCCAAAGGCTCTGGCAACCGCAGGTATCGCAGCTATTGCAGGTCCAGTGCTCAAGGCACTAGATCCAAAATCAGCAGAGTTTGGTCGTGGGTCTAAGTAACCCATCAGCGCGAGGCAAACGAAGAGGCTCACCCCGAAAGGGGTGGGCTTCTTTTTTTATGCCTAAAATATGCCAGAGTTACTATCACCTGATAGGTGAGTCTTGAGCCGGTGGCAGTTGGCACACAAGGTCTGCAAGTTAGCAGGATCATTGTTGAAACGGTCACCGTCTATGTGGTCTACATCTAACTGAGAGATGTGTGCTGGTATAAACCCACATCCTTGACATTCTGTGCCTTTATGTCTAGCGTATGGATAGACGGTGTTGTTGTAGTTAATCTTCCATACAGTACGGCATCTATATCTACCAGCCAATGGTCTAGTTTTATCTCGTAGCTTCATCTTGGTTGGACCACAAACAGAGCACGTGGCAGTGCGATCTTCTTCGTTATGGTTACTGAGTTTGTGCTGCATCTTTATCTACTGGACAAGGGACAATTACTAGATTGCCACAATTAACACAGGTTGCATCTAAGAAGTACCAGACTAGTTCATAATCTTCAAAGCTGGCTAAGACGTTAAAGACCTGACACCCACAAGTACATACGTGGATGGGTCCTAACTGTCTTAAATCGGCCCCAAAAGGCTCAGGAAGGGCATACCTGCGCCATCTAAACGATGGCAGGGTTGGTAGACGGAACCGTAGGGTTACTGTACGGTTACTGTCGGTGCGCCCCTTGAGGGCGCTCACCTGTTTAATTCGCCTCACGGCTCATATTGTAGCGCCCAGTAGGGTGTCGCCTAGTAACGACACGCCGTTGACTGGTAGGCTCTCTAGTATGACAACTATCGCGGCGCTTGAAGGTATTGATTACGCGGTTCTAGTAGCTGACTCACAGATTACTGAGGACAATTTAGTAACCCTTGCCACCAGTACGCCAAAGATAGTTGAGGTTGGTAAGTATCTCATTGGTTTATCAGGTGATACTAGGCCAGGCGATATTCTTTCCTACAACTGGAAGCCACCACTGTATAAAGGTGAAGAGCCAGCGCAGTTTATGGGAAAGAAAGTTATACCCAGTATTATCCAAGCATTTAGCGACAACAACTACGACTACAACAAGGTGGACAAAGATGATGGCTTCGATTATCTCATTGCTTTTAACGGTAATATCTTTCGTATTGCTTGTGATCTCTCTTTTTTCCAAGCAAATCACGGAGCGTATGGCATTGGTTCTGGGGGCCAGCTTGCTCTTGGCTACCTGTATTCAATTGTCAAACCTGATATGGACCTAGCCTATTCAAAGAGACACGCCCGTAGAGCCGTAGAGATTGCTTCGGTCCTTGACGCTAACACTGGTAAGCCTTTACAGTTGGTGGTACAAGAACGGTTCTAGGAGGAGCTATGGAAGATCAAGTTAAATACATTCATATGACAGAAGAGTACGCTGCACAGTACTGGCATCAACAAGGTTGGCTAGCGTGCAGACTTGCTTACAAGTTATACAATGATGCACAAGACGCCGGAGCATTCAGAGTATGACAACATTTCTTATTGGTCTAATGGTTGGAATGTTAATTGCCAGAGCATTTGATTTATGGGTAGATTGGAAGTACAAGAAGTGAGCGTTACTGATCCTAAAGAACTATTACTTACTGCGCTACGTGCAGGAGATGCAAAGCGTTCACGTTCTACACAAGTACAGATTGGTCCATCAGAGGTAGGTGGTTGCCGACGTAAGGTTTGGTATCGCCTTAATGACCAACCTGAAACTAACGATAACGAATTAAAACTTGCAGCGATTATGGGTACTGCTATTCACGCAGAAATTGAAAGAGCATTGGCTGATAATCCAGATGTATTAGTAGAAGTTGAAGCTGAATACAATGGAATGAAAGCACACATTGACTGCTTTGTACCTGGTACTGGTGATGTCATTGACTGGAAGACAAGTAAGGTCCGGAACCTTTCTTACTTTCCATCAACACAACAACGGTGGCAAGTACAGCTTTACGGCTACCTCCTAGCTAACAACGGCTATGCGGTCAACCGAGTGTCACTGGTAGCAATTGCCAGGGACGGGGACGAAAGAGATGTCAAGGTTCACACCGAAGACTACAATGAGTCCATTGCACTAGAGGCACTCGGTTGGCTAGCGGCTGTTAAAGAAGCAGCAGAGGCACCAGCACCAGAGAAGGATGCAAGTTACTGTCAGTTCTATTGCAAGTTCTATGACGCAAGTGGGCAGATGGGATGCGTTGGTCTAAAAAAAGAACGTACACCAGTGACTGATGTAGTCATTGCAGATCCTGATATTGACAGGAATGCACTGATGTATTTACAGTTAGCATTACAGATTAAAGAGCTAGAGAAAGAACAAGATTCTTTGAAGGCATCCTTCGAAGGATTACTAGGAGTTACTAACTCTGGTATCGAAGTAAGTTGGAGCACTGTTAGAGGGCGCGAGACTGTTGATAGTGAAGAAGTAGAAAAACTTTTAGGGTATGTCCCTAAGAAGATAGGCGCTGAGAGTCATCGCTTATCTGTAAAACAAAGTGGAGGTAAGTAAATGTCAGTAGAAGGAACAAAGTTCCAGGTCAACTATAAGTTGCCTGATGGAACACTCATCAATCTTTACGCAAAGGATGTCAAAGACCTAGAGGTTGGTCTAACAGATCTAGCAATGGTATCTACTCTTATTAAAACAACAGGCAGGGAACTACTCGGTGGTGCATCAGCACCAGCACCAACTGTTGAATCAATTGCACGACAATTTGAAACACCACCGCAAGCACAACCAGTAGCAGTTCAATCTAATGGACAGGCACACACGTGCCGACACGGAGAGATGGCCTTCCGCTCAGGTACATCAGCTAAGGGACCTTGGAAGGGCTATATGTGTGCTGCGCCAAAGGGTGCAGTAGACAAGTGCGACACTATCTGGGTTAGATAAACGATGCGGGAGCCTCGTGAATACGAGAACCCGCTATGTGCAGAGATTGGTGGAGACTTCTGGTTTCCAGAAAGAGATAACCCAGAAAACCGTAAGTTACTAGACCCTAGTTATGCAAAGTCAATCTGTCGGAGTTGTATTCATAAAACTGAGTGCGCTCAATGGGGTATTAAGAATGAACGCTTTGGTATCTGGGGTGGGTTAACAGAATACGAACGCACCTTGTTACGTAGACGAAGCAACATTAGAGTAAAGGACTGGAAGAGTGCTTAATCTTTCCCGCGCTTGGAGTGGTGTGCTTACTAAAGCAACACCATTGCCGGACGTGTGGGATGGATTAAAAGCAGAAGGT